CAGATATACTTCCTCTGGATCCGAGAAAAGGTTGCAGACTTTAATTGCAACTTTCGGGTCAATACCAGAACTGGTAAGCATCTGGAATACCTGTGCCTTGACCTGCATGTTGTCCATCTTGGAACGGGTGATCTTGATTTCAATATCTTTCAGTGTAAGGGAAGTTAATCCCTTTATCCGCAGGATATTCAGCACGATTTTGATGCTTTCCCGTTCGGACTGCTTATAAATCGGCTCAGAAGTTTCCGCCCGCTTCTCAGAAAAATAGAAGCCGTTACGCATGACAACCGCCTGTCCGGTATCGCCTCCGGTATTTTCCTGCCTGTCTGGCATTCCCTCCACAATCAACATGTTTTCGTAAAGAGCATCCTTGGCAATCTGAGTCTGCTGCTGGTCGAGTTCATCACTCATGATCTCTACGTCTGCTTTTGCACCATTACCATTTGATTTGACAGTAAGCGCTCCTTCTTCTCTGAGTTTCTCCCATTCCTCCCCAGACATTTCACAATTTAAGAACTTCACAAAGGACTGGATAAACTGCTCGATACCGTTCATGCGGTCAGACTGCATTTTGTTGATTGCATCCAGCACCGTAATCACAATCTCAATGTCTGATAACCGGTAAAAATTGTTCGGATACTCCACCACCGGGATTTTCTTTATCCCATTTCTGCCGGATGATGCGATTTTCCCATTCTGCACGGTGTACCACTTCTTGTCCGTGTAGATGAAGAAATACTGCTGATTATCTTTATCCCGCCGAATTTGGCAAGAAAATAGTGCTTTGTGACCGATACCCGAACTATAGACAACGAAGGTGCTTTTCGGATCCTCTCGGTCGATTCCGTAAGGGGCTTCATCCTCAGTCGAATTCTTTCGGTTATAGTGAAACCTATAAGAAGTGCCGCAAATGCTCCGATCCCTTGCCATTTGAATGTCAATGGCATCCTTTGCTTCCAACTCGTTGTAATCATTCAAGTCATTCAATTCTACGGATTTTGCTTCTTTGGTACTTTCATCAGTACCCTTAAGCACATACTGAACCGGCTCGCCAAAGTTTTCGGCTGCCTTATGCTCTACAATTTCTAAAGCATGATTTTCCACAACTTTGTTGTTGATTTCCGGCCGGACTTTCTTTGTCCGGTACAAAATCGGCTGGTCGCCCTTGTAATAGCGCTCCAGGTAATCAATCTCTGTCCGGTTCTTAAGGTGGATAGAGTATGCTTTCCCGACTTCCTCAACAATATTCGTATGATCTATGTATTCTGCATTGCTCAATATG